CCGTCTGGCTCCACCATACCCTTCCCCCTGTAATCGTTGAATAAATAGCCGTCTGGGCCTGCGCCTTGGCGGCTGTTTTTTTGGTGACCGTACCGAAAACCGTACCTTTTTTGTATCTGTACCTTGTCGCGCCACGACAAGTTGCTTATATTAAGATGGTAATTAGGGAGGTTTTCATGGCTAAAACAAAGTGGCTTTTGCCGGTTCGCCAACGCAAAGACGCAGGCACCTGGTTCATCGACGGACGCAAGATCGGCCTGTCACAGAAATATGTGCCAGAAGGTATGCAGTTCTGGACAGAAGAAGAAGCTGGCCAAGCTGCGAATCATCTGTGGTCAGATCACAATCGCGGTCTGGTCGTCAAAGCTGATCCGGTCACCATCGGCCAGGAAGCTGCCGATGACTTCCTGGCGTTTGTGAAAGGTCGGGCCAAAATCAATGAAATCCAGTCTACGACGTACAAAGAGACTAAACACAATTTGCGCGTCGGCCTCGAAATCAAGATCGACGGCAAGCCTCTCAAAAAACATGATCTTGGCAAATTGGTTACTCGCACGACGTTCAAAAAAGTTAGATTGGCAATTTTGGACGCCGTGCAAAATGAAGGCAAAAGTGCATCTACTCAGCAGCACCGCGTCAAAGCGTTGAAACACTTTTTCAATTACTGTTGGGAAAATGGATGGGTTACCTTGAACCCAATGGACAAAGTTGAGCTGACCGGCACTAGCGCCCGGCAGAACCGTGCGCCGCGCATCCAGACAGAAACAATCCGATGCCTGATGCGTGACGGCTTTGTCGGTGAGACTCTGGTCAGCCGTGCGATGGTTGCGGTCGCACTGGCCACTGGGATGCGCCAGGGTGAGCTGCGCGGCCTGCAGTGGCAGGACATCGACTTTGATGCAGAGGAAGTTCGTATTGATCGCGCTGTGAAGAAGGACGGCAAGATCGGCCCACCAAAGACCAAGGCCGGCTACCGTACCATCGACATCGAGCCCAATGCCCTGCAGCTTGTGCGTGAGTGGAGACTGCAGTCACGCCACAGCCGTCCGACAGACTTTGTGTTTGCCACCGCTGCTGGCTTCCCTAAGCAATACAAAACACTGTCTGCACTTATGGATCGCGCATCGGATCGTGCCGACATTGAGCGGATGCTGTGGGGTGATATGCGCCACTTCTTTGCCTCAACGCAGCTCAGCAAGCTGGGTGAAGACTGGCCTGAAGTGTCCAGGCAGATGGGGCATGAGGATGAGGCGTTCACGATGCGCCAGTATGGCCATTATGTGAAGAACGCTGAGAAGAAGGCCAAGGTGAAGAACAACATGGCTGAAGCGATCTGGGGCAAATGAGAAGGGGCGCTACCGCGCCCCAACTACAAGATTCAAGAATCGCTGCCACAATGTTGGCGGCGTTTTCTTTTTGCGCCACCATGCCTTCATGGCTTTACTGTGCGCCGCTCGTTGCGCCGCTGTCCATGTTCTCGGCACTTTGTCCTCCTGCTAATCGGTTTATCTCTGCACGCGGGATGTAAAACTTTGAGCCATCCTGCACTGCCTGGATGACGCCTTGCTCGATCCAACGCTTTACCCTGCGCCGCTCATTGTCGTTGTATTGACCAAGGAGAAGCACGCACGCCTCACTCAAGGGCAACAGCGCTTGCCTAGCCATTCTTGGCCTGCTGGTAGCTGAAGCCACCCTGTGGGGCTGGTTGCTGAGGTGCAAAGCCGCCCTGAGCTGGCTGTTGAGGCGCTGGCTGCTGAGGGGCAAAGCCCTGCGGTGCCGGCTGCTGTGGCGCGAAACCTGGCTGCGCTTGCTGTTCCTGGGCCGGCTGCTGGCTCTGATACGGATCAAGCACGTCATTGAACATCTTGGCCTTAGTCACGTCCTCATAGCGGTCGTTGACCTTCTTCTGCATTGAGAAGCCTGGGCGCTGATTGGTTGCATGATAGTGCGCCATCACGGCTTCCAGCAGGGCTGGATCTGTGATGTTCAGCCAGCAGCTCATGCTTACGCGATCAGATACACTGAACCCGCTCACAAGCTGCAGCTTGCCGTTCTTGAAGTCAGGTGCTGCCATTTTGAATCTCCTGTTCTCTCTCTAGCCACACATTATAAAGACGTTGCCATCGGTCATAATCGCTCTGTTGCAGCGCCGACAAGCAATCGAGATTTTCTTGGTTCCAGGTATTCAGCCCGACCAAAGTCGTTTGTTTTTTTATCTCTGCTTCCATTTGTTCTGGGCTTTTCCCGCTTGCCGGTTCCGTAACAGCCGGCGCTGGTGACGCCTCTACACCGTCTTTCGGTGCCGGTTTGTGAAAATCTGGATCGTCAGCCTCACCAGTCGAGATCATCAGCAAGCCGCGCAAATATTGCTTCAGCGCGTAGCTCTGAGCTGAACCGCTGGTCTGCGCCCCAGTCAGGGGCAGCATCACATCCATGCCGGATGGCTCAGTGCTTTCACCCGACTCATGGTGCATTGTGATGCGGTAGCTAAATTTGCCCCAGAGCTTATTGTTGCCAGCCAGAAATGTGTCTGAGGCTACGCCGTCAATGTTTGGGTGTAAGCCGTGCGCTACGCAAATCGGCCGGCACGCATCAAGAAATTTGTCGATTGAAGCAAAGCTGTAGTTCCCATGTTCATTGCGGTCATCCTTAGGCAGCTTTTGCACCTCTCCCATTGCCTTTGCTATGGCAGTATTTATTTTGCTGCTTTCAGTCATTCAGTGTCTCCAAAAACTCACGACCGGCTGCTGTGATCTGCCAGACGACTTCTTTGCGGCCACGGTCGTTCTTCTCGCGGCGCTGGCTGTCTTCGACCAGCTTCATCCGGTCAAGCTCTGTCAGGCGAGGCTTTACGCTGTAAAGCCATGCGTCCATTTTCTGGGCCACTTGACTGCCGGTCAGCCCTGCCGGCGCGTCTCTGAGGGCTGTGAGAGCCTTCAGCCGCAGGCCGGTGACTTTCGGGGCCACAAACTCAGCAGCCTCGATCTCAGTATCTCTGGCGTCCTTGTGGACGTTGGGGCCGGCGCGACCAGGCCATTCAAGTAAATCTTGCTGCACCATCTCAGCCCCCTAACAACGAAAGAAGGACGACAAAGCACCAAAGGCAAAACATGACAAAAAGACAGCCAACCACGACGCCCATAATCCGCAGAAACTCCCGCAGACGGCTGTAGGGACGCAAAGGTCGGCCAGCTTCATCAACGTGAAGCCATATAAGGTTTCTACTCATCTGAACCCCCATGCTGTTTTTGCTTGTTTGAGAACTTCGGGACGGACATCCCAAGCCCAGAAATGGCCGAAATCTGGCTCGACCAGTGTCAGCAGCTCCTCAACGGAATCTGCCTTCTTGAGAAGGTTTTCACGCACCTGGCATTTCGCAGTGATCTGGTTCAGCGCGGCCTGCATACCCTCAGTGGTGAGGCGGTCGCAGTTGGCGGCGCTGAAGACGCGGTGGCCGGTGGCATTGGCGTAAACAATTAGCTGCGGTTTGCCGGTGGCAGACCAGTAGCCGGCGACCTGGCAGACGTGCGACCAGTCTGGCTGCTGCGGTAAGCTGGCGGCAGACTTGCCTGACTTAGCCTTTGCACTGAAACGTGACCACTTGGTCTTTAGCTCAACCTGGCCGCTGAAGTCTGGAAACCCGCTATAGGGCAGCTCTAGGCCAGGCAAGCGTGTTAGCACTTCGCTCTCGCCGGTGACGCGGTTCAGGCCCAGCTCACGATGTGCCGCCATCACGCCCTCTACAGCGTGCTGCGCTACATTTGCCAGCTCATCTCGGTTGATTGCCGCCTTGTCAGCATCTTTGCCGTGATCCCAGTCACGCGGCTGATACTCATCCATTGCAGCCATACCGTGACGCAACGCTTCATCAAACGTCATGTCATCGACAAGGTGCTTGTTGGCAATGTCCTGCGTGATGCGACCAGCCGCCATGTTGGCGTTGTCGTCTTTGAAGATCTTAATGATCTGCCTGGCGTATTCTTTGTCGCCTACAAGTTCGTCTTTGAGTATCTGCCAGCAACGGTTGAGAAGCGGGCGCACGACGCATTTGTCGTAAAAAGTTTTACAAACAGGGCGGGATTCCGGGTTGGAATGATGAAAATAATGTTTTTCAGTGGCCCAGGTGGGCGCAAATGGGAAGGACATAGAAAAACCCCAAGACAATCACCTTGTCTTGAGGTTTATCATGCCTTGTCGCAAATCGACAAGCTATTTTATTTTAGTCATCAAGGATTATGTCGAGGCCGCGTAATTTTGGCCTGAAAGAAACTGAAAGAGACGCAGCGGCCCACAATAATTTTTGACCTTTTACTGCGAGGCCAGTGTCGTTGTTGTGGACGGTATAAACGCCACCTGGTTCTGGGTAGACAATTCCGCAGACCAGCCGGCGATCAACGCCGAACTCTTGAACAGGATTTTCCAAATAGGCATAGGCTTCGTGTTGGATTGCGGCCTCTGACACATAGCCTTTATCGATTGGCTCACGCTCAATGAAATGCACGGCGCTTTTCCATTGTTCCCAAAGGCCTGAATAGCCGTCCTCAGCCGACCAAAGAACGGCGGCTGTATTGGTTTGCATATAAGTTTGCAGATAAACCTTGCCCATCGTTTTGCCAGCGCTGATCTCACGCTCAATGCGGACACCTGATGGTGCACAATCATGCGCTTCTGGATCACAGCGTATTATTTTGCAGTAACCGATGATAGGAACAGGGGGCAACGCAAACAGCACGTCTTGAGCTGTGCAACCCAAAATCTTGGCGTAATGCTCTGCATCCTGCAATGTGATGTTTGTGTGGCCATTGACCTGGCGTGACAAGTTCTCAGGCGTGATGCCCTTGAGGGCAGCAACCTCTCGCTTTGTCATATTAGCCTGACGAATCATTTGGTTCAGGTTGTTTGGCATAGAAAGCATTGTAATTGCCCTGTCGCTGAATGATAAGCTAATTCATCAATAAGCTACCTTGTCACTGAACGTCAAT